AGGAATTTTGGATTATAATTTACAAAGAAATTTACTTTATTATTTCTTAATGTGGTTTTTAACGAATCATTCCAGTCAATAGATGATGATACATTTCCATTAAGAATTGTTGATCTATCAAGACCAGCCACTGAAAGATATAATTCATTTCTGTTCTTTGCTCTTGCAAAGAATCCAGCAACATCTGTAGAAGTTGGTAATTTGTATGTAATTTGAGTATTTGATTGTAATGTAGAAGTATCTAAATTTGAAATATCTTTGACACCATAAACATTAAAGATTCGATTAGCAACTGTGTTACCTGTTACAAGAGCAACATTACCAAACAAGGAAGCATAATTTGCCATTGTGTAACCACTACCAGTTATACCAGTAGTATCTGCAATAGAAGGAAAGATTCCTGTTGTATATGGTTGGTCAATCAACCAGGTGCATAATGCAGTATTAGCTTCTTGACCAACAATAACATCTAGATAATTTTCTGTAGTTGCAATATAGTTGTCAAAACCTACCGGATCACCAACAAGAACTAATGTACCACCATATGCAAGATAATTAATTGCATGAAGAAAATCGGTTCCCGCAGGTCTTGGTACAAGTTGAACTTTGTCCTCTATTGTTCCGGCTGTTTGGAAAAAACCAAATGTTCCACCAGCTGTGGGAGCTGAAATTAAACATGATGTAATTCCTGACAACTGATTCAAATCACCAACAAGTTCTTGTGGTGTTGTGTATACAATGTAGGTAGAGTATGTGAAGCCTTTTGGAATAGTATAAAGATTTGCTCTGGAATAGATTAACCAACCAAATAAACCACCAGGATCATTACCGGCGGCACCGCTAATACCATTAAAAGTGATTCCGGCAAAGGTTGAACCTAACTTCATACCACCTAATAGATTGAGAGTGGTGCTTTCAGTAGAATATTGGCTGGCGTTAATAAAGGAGCTAAGTGATGGCATTTATTTTCCTTATGATGTCAAAATATTTAGCATTTTAACTAGGATACCAAATCACTCCATCCTGGACATATTCGCCCTCATCATCTTCTGAATGGTTGGAAGGCATGAATAAAACATTATCATCTTCAGGTTTTTTGGGATCTTCATAACTAAATTGAGCTTGTTCGATTAAATCGGCAAAATATTCTTGTCTAGTTAGCCATGCAAAAAACACCAAACTCATGACCAAATCATCATGCTGACCGTCTTCTGCCTTATATGTATTGGATTTAGAAATAAATGACATCAATTCTACGATAATACGCTCATCGTTTAAGATGATCTTATTTTCTTCAATTAACCGTTTAAGGATGGCACAACCAATTTTTTTAGTTTGAGCTGTTGTTCTTATACCCATTTCATTTTTACCCACACCACCAAAACCCTGAGACAATATTTGTCCTTTACGCCCCATTACTTTTGTCATCAATACATTTTCATATTCAAGATCGGTGTGTAAAATATTAGAAACTTGACCACCCAAGTCATTTGTTTCAATCAAAACATATGCATTATTATATGCTTTTGCTGAATTAAATATAACTGTTGGGAAATTAAATGGACTAATAGTATTATTTCTATATGTGGCAACAACTTTATATGGGGTACTAGTTCCATCGATTACCGTAAACGCAGAATAGTCAGACCCCTGACCACGGGACACATCGGCTTGTAAAAAATAAATTTTATCGGGTTGTGGAATTTCATATACTCTATGACCTTCTACATTTTCAGAAATCGGTTCTTCCGGAGCAAGAACATTTAACTTTGTTGATGAAATTAAAGTATTCGAAGATCCTAAGAAACTACAACCATACTCTTGATTAAACTGTTCTTGGCTGGTATTGGCAATCTGTTCTTCTGCCCATTCAGCATTTCGTCTAGGACCACCTGGAGTTATTGGAACCTGTGTCCAATCCACTTCAACTGGTACAAATCTATTTTTAGATTTATGTCCAACCGGTCTATTTGCATCAACCCAGAGTTTGTGAAAATGGTTCATACCATTTGGAGTCGAAACAATGATGAGTTTGGTAGTCAAACCTGCCGAAATGGTTGGATATGTCGAAGAATAGAATTCTTCAGCAATATGTGAAGGTAAGAAGGCGTACTCATCTAACAACAATAGGTTATAAGAGCCACCACGGATCGCTGAAGACGAAGTTGCATCACAGACCACTCTAGACCCGTTTTCCAATTTAAAACTCGTCTTGTTCCATTCTACTACTCCTTGTTGCAAGAAATGTGGTAGATTCTCATAGGCTAACTGAAGTTTAGCAAACAACTCATCCTTTGCTGTCTTTAACTTATTGGCAAGAATCGCAACATTTACGCTTTGGTTAAAAGTAACATAATGGCAAATATATCCAATAACCGAAGTAGACTTTCCAGACTGCCGAGGCCATTTTGAGATAACAAACCGATTTTGGTGAATCTGTTTTACAAATTCTTCTTGGTAATCATATAACTTGAAAGGCATGATACCTTTATCAAGAGTTTTAACTTTTACATATTTACTACAAAAATATACAGGATCATTAGCACACTTGACATATTCTTCCAGTTGCTCCTTAGTATACTGAATATCAATGCCAGGTGGTTTTAATTTTGGATTATTTCTATAACCTTGATTACCGTTGTTTAGACTCATTATTCACAACCTCTGCTTCGATTACTTTATCGGTGCTTCTATCTTTATTTAAGAGGTTTTGAAGATCCTTAGTTGATCCAACAAAAACTGAGTTATTTGTTTGTGAAACTTTGGTATTAGATGATGTAGTATCTTTGGCTTTCTTATGTACATCCAAAACATTATTGTTAAGATCTGCCATAGTTTTTAAGAGAATGGCAACAACTTCAAATGCTCTTGGGCTATCAGATTCGGTAGCAACCTTTAGTGCACTCTCTAGTGCTATAGTTCCGTTGCCGAGTAAATCCTTTAAATTAGATTGAACAAATTCATAATCTTTTTGAAAATTATTATTGTCAAACGTACCACCAGATGCTGCCTTTGGTTCTGCAATTATTGCAGTATCAGGAACATCAAACAACTTTACTAAATTTTTATTAATCTTCATATTTAATCTTCAAAAATTACACCACTATTGGATGTCGTAACCGCCGTTGCTGCCTTTACTTCACCAAAGATCCAAGATTTTGCTACAAATTGAAATGATGCAATATTTAATCTTCTACTACTTAGATCACCTTCATATTTTTCAGTTAAACTATTTGTTACCATAACAATTGGTATTTGAACATCTTGTTGTGTTTCATTCATATTCATTGTTATAATATGTTCTGGAACAAAATAGGGCATAATTTGTTCTACAATTTGTAACATATCATCTGTGTGTCTGGTGTAAACAAACAAATTAAATGATACATTTACTGGAATCTTAGATCCAATTTGAGTTCCAGAAGATTGACATGATCCATTAACATTTGTTAAATTCAAAATTGGGGCAATACGATTTAACCGGCGAGTGGGATCTGGAACAATAGTATTAATAATATAACTTATAATTGGTAATTGGGTTTCAATACGGGTTCCATCAGTTATAGAAGATGGTTGTAATAAACGCTGAATAAACTTTTCTTGAGGCGAATAATGAATGGGCACACGAATATTGAAACTGGTAGATGTGTCTGGCTCAATACGAGCAACTTCAATCTTACTAAAAAGTGAGCCAAAACCAACTACAAGTTTTCTTAAATTTTCGTTATAATAGTGTCCAAACATATTAATCCTTATGGGTTACCTGGTTGGTCACAGTCTGAAAATGGATCATTAGGATCAAATCCATAACAATTGCCTTCAGTCTGTAGTACATCATTGATACCAAATGTAGTACCAAGAACATTTGATAGAGGAATATGTAACGCTCCACACAAACCTGTTGTAGATGTGTATGGAACATTGATTGCTGTATTATTTGTATCAATTTTCTCATAACTGTATGTGAAGAGTTCTGCAGTTATTTGATATGAATATAATTTTCCTAATGGATATAGAGGATTTTCATGTTCAACAAAATTAATTTCAAACAATGATTTAGATAATGGCAGATAGATAAGATCACCTTCACGGGGTCTGATGATAGTAGAATCAATATCTGTGACTTCTTGTTTAAATCTTTTACGTGCAAAAACTAAGGTAATCTTATCTTTAATTTCTAATCCAAATTGTGTAATGACATCAGTACCATCAAAGCTCTTATATGATTGAATAAACATCTCTAACGTATATGCTTTTTTAAATGAAGATGATGGGTCTTCACCAAAAATTTTATCTATTTGAAAATATTGACGGGGAACATATACTAAATCTTGACCAATACCTTGAATCAATTCAATAGTAATATCTTCGATCAGAGTTTGTTCTGGTCCGTATTTGGTACTATTGAGGTAGGGATTAATAGCCATATTAACCAAGCATTATATCTACAGGTAGTTCCTGTGTTTTTAGCAGCATTGCTTCAATTGTATCTAGTTCTCGTACAGCATCTTGCATTATGGCT